TGCTCAGAAGCCTTTACAGGTTCCCAACCTTCGCGGAGCTTCGAAGAAACATTCATTGGGTCACTGGAACCCAAGGTGCTGACCCGAATCCAGCGAAACTGATACCCCTCTTCCGGTGCCGGATTAGGGAGAAGCTGCGGAGGCATCCAAGACTTAGGACGCTCAAACTTTTCACGAGTTTCACGGGGTTGACGTTCAGACATTTTGTTTCCTCATTTCTTCCGCTACCGCACGGGCATACTGATCAAGAGTCAGTCCTAACCGTTTGGCAGTATTAACTTGCGATTGAGTCAGCACGATTTTCTTTGGCGCAGTGCTGCGGGTCGCGGGAGCTACAACAGTTGATTTTTTTACGGGTTTCTCTGAGGGGAAAGCATCAGGGAACATTTGCCTCAATTCGTTATTGAGTTTCCCGTAATAATCATCACTCCGTGTATCTACTCCACTATCCACAAGTTCTTGGTGAATCGTAAGAGCCATTGCGGTCATCCGTTTGTTTTCACCGAACCAAGGATTTGCTTCCTTCCACGCATTGGCTTTCGGATCAACCGGAGATTCAACGGTTCTAGGAGCAGTTTGTACCGGAGTTTCTGGCTTTTGTAAAGCAGGTTTAAAATTCGCCACTTTATCGGCTTTGATTTTCGCCGTAAGTAACGCTTCTTGCGCTGCCACTAAAGCATCTGAATCGCCGGATTCATACGCTTCTTTATACTTCCGTTTAGCCTCTTCAACCTCTTTGGCAACAACTTGTTTAGCTTGTTCCAAGAGAGCTTGCTGGCCCTGCCCAAGATTAGTTTGGAGTTTTTTATTCTCCTCCAGAACATTTTGAGCGAGTTTTAAGGCTTCTTCCCGTTCCCGGATAGCTGCCTCTTTAGCCCGGCGTTCTTCATGGTAGCCTTTGGCAAAATGCTGAAGCCGATGCCGGAAGCGTTCATCTTGGACTTGGGCTAATTCCTCATCCGTGACATCCGCAGGGGGCTCTTTCATCGGGGTGCGGTTTTTATCCGCTTCCGGGGTGTCATCTACCACCTCGATTTCGGCCTCACCCTCGACTTCAATCTCCAGTTTTGCCTCTTTTTCCGGCTTTTCATCCGGAAACTTAAATTCTTCCTTTTCAAAAGCCATGTTTAACTCCTAGAAATGCCACGGGGGTCTTGCACGACAGCTTCCACGGAATCATCATTGATGATCCGGAACTCTCTGCCATGAATTTTGATTCTGGTTCCGGTGTTTGGCCGGACAAGAACAAAATCACCTTTCTTGCATGAAGGACCGCTCGGGAACCGGGCTTTATCCTTGTAGCAATCAGGCCCCATCGCCACGACAAACAGCACGGGCGACATCACTTCTTCGAAGTAAATGGTCTTATCGGCCTTCAGAAGACCGCTCTCATACTCCGACTCAATCTCCGGAAGGGCGCAGAGAATGTGGTAGGTCGAAGGTTGAGGTAATTGACGCGCCTTTTCCTCGGCAGAGGCAGGAAGGGTTGTCGGGACAGCATCTTCTCCGGTACTAAGGAGGATTTCACTCATCATCACGCTCCAATTTACGCACGAGGTCAGTTACGAAGGAATGAGCCAGCGATAGACCTCGGATTTCGCCGGTCATGGACTTATATTCAGCATGATCCTTCGCCGCGCCATCAGCTAAAGCGCGAGTCATGGATTCAATTTTTGCTTCAATGTCTTTCAGCACTACGGAAAACGCAGTAGCGGCCATGAATTACCTTATTGAGTGGTTTGTCTTGGGGGCTTCACTTGCTTGGTCATGTGTTTCAGCATGTCCGTTTTGAGCTTCTTATCAACATTTCGATCCTGAGCGTTTAACCGCGCAGCTTCTTTTTGAGATTCCAGCGCCAATCGGGTCTGCTCCAGTTGGAGTTTCTGTTGGGCGATCTGGAAATCACGTTGACTATCAGCTTCTTTCCTCTTCAGTTCTTCGGCTTTTAGCTGAAGTTCTGCTTGTTGCATCTGGAGCATTGGGTTTTGCGCCATTTGCTGTGCCTGAGCCTGTTGGGCCTTGGCCTGATTGGTCTGAAGAAGTTGTTGTGCAGCCTGAGCAACCACTCGGGACAGTTGAACTTCGACCTCTTCAGGCAGTTCTGCGTCCGGGGGCGTCATTTGGACACCGAGTTGCTCTTCAACCTTGGCGCGGTAATTAAACGCCATGTGTTCTGCGATGTGAGACATGATGGCGCCCTGCATTTGCTGGGCCATCGGGGTCTGCCCGATCATTGCCATGACCGAAGGATCCTGCATTAACGCCATGTGAGTGGCGATATGAGCCTCATGGTCTTGGTAAATGAAGGCTTTGGTGGGTTTCCCGGTGAGGAAACTCATGTTTTCGCTCACAGGATCCCGTGGTTTCTGGTCATCTTCGACCGGAACCAGCTTTTCGGCGTTTTTAACGCCTAAAACCTCCAACATTTGCCGGTGTAGCTGGGGTAAATCATAGATTTGAGGTGCCCCTTGCGCTAATTGGAGGGCAGCTTGGTACTGCATGATCCTCTGCGCCATCGTGGCGGCATTAGGATCAGACACCGGAATCACCTCAACTTGGTCATAATCAGACTGTTTAACTGCCCGATCACCACCTTGAGGTACATAGCTGTAATCCGGGGGCATGAAATCCCGGATAATCTGCTTCAAAAGTTTAAATTCCATCCTAAGACTGGAATGGACACGAGCCTGAACAGCGCTCATGGTCTTAAGCTGGCGCTCCAAAATGGCCAGTGTCGTGCCGACCGGAGCCTGAGCTGACATATCACTGATCTTTAAATCAGCAATGGCAGCAAGCCTTCTGCCTTCTTCTGTGATCCTTTCCAACAGCCCGGCCAGAACCTGACTAGGCTCCTTATAGGGCAGCGGCATGATGTTGTCCCGGACAGAACCACTGGGAACATCAACATCACGGAACTCACCCGGGGCAATCGGGGTGTCATCCCCTTTAATCCTCAGGCCACGGGTTTTTAAACCACCCGGGAGATTGCTCAATGTCCCGGCATCAACCAACTGCCTGATGATTGAGGTTCCGGCTCTGGCATATCCACCGATCAAATGGATATAACCAAGGCCGTATGCGCCAAATCCGGGGATGTAGGTGTATTGAACGAAGTGCTGGCGCTTCTGGCGTTTCTTGTCATCTTCCTGCCAGTTACGGCGGATAGCTAAGACATTACTTGAACCTTTGTCGATGGTGATGACATAAGGTAACGCCACCTCATCCTCATCTTCCCCGAGATCCCAATCAACATGAATCTCAAGGATTTGATAGCGATCATCATCGTTTAAGGTGTAGCCCTGTTCTTCGGCTTTCTTTTTATCGATGTCGGTGAACATCCTGACAGGTTCACCAAGATCAATATCTCGGTAGTACCCGGCGACCTGAAGTTTGCGGATGTCATTCTTGGTCTTCCGCATGACATGGGTGACACGCTCAGAGCTATAAATGTTAGCTGCCCCATAGGGCATGATCATGTCTTCTGCCGGGATAAACGGGGCGGTCTGCCGCTCTAAACTCGGATCGTAGTAGACCTTTTTAAACGCAGCTCCGGCGAGGCCCAGCGCGTATAAAAGGCGTTCATGTTCCGGGCGGTACTCAATCATCTGCTCGGTGAGCCGGAAGTTCATGTCATCCCGAACACGGGATGCAGCAGCCTTATTCACTGGAGTTTCTTCCCCAATGATCTGGGTCTTAACCGGACCCTGAGCCGGGAAGGTTTCAGTGATCATCTCAGACTGGAACCTGATGGCAGCTTCCGTGAGAAGAGGGCTATACACCCCACAGGCTCCGAGCCAAGGCTCAGACCTCTCCTCATACTTCATGCCCAAAACCTCTAGGCCTTTGACAAACATATCTGCCCAATCTTTGCGGGATGCAATATCCGCATCAACCAATCCGATAAGCTCAGAAGCCAAGCTCTGAAGCTCGCCTTCATCCATATCTTCAGCCAGATTCTTATCAAACTCCTCTTCCATTTCCCCTAGCTCAATCTGCACCCCATCCAGATTGATGGTCATGGATTCCGGATTCTCGACAAGAATCTCGATCTCCGGACCCTCTGCGGGGGCCATTGGCGTTAAAGCGCGGTCAATGCTCATGGTGGTCCTTAGTAGTATTCAATTCTGCGGCGAACAATCGGATAGTCCTCTTCATCAGACTGAACCGAAATAAAGCCCCCTTGCCTAAACCTCATCAGGGCCTGAGAAGATGAGTCCACAAGGTCATCATGGTCCCCATTAGGAAATGACGCCATCTCCTCTACAACTTCATCTGCCCATCGGGTTTCCGGCCTCCAGACTACTCCAGAGGCAAATAAATCTGCAATTGAGTTCACCCGCGCAATCTTGTCCTGCCCCTTATACGGGGTGTATTCGGACAAAGGAATGCCAATCTTCCTCAACTCATAAACCAAAGGCGCACCCGCCGCCCTCTTTTCAATAATCAAGGTGTCCGGGTTCCATTCCTTCCACAACTCAAACGCCCTCTGTTTTAACTCCGGAAACTCCATGCGGTCTTTAAACGCATCCAACAAAATAATGTTGGGCCGGTATTCACCCTTGTCATTGACCTTCTGGAATACACCCCATGTGGTACAGGCTGAGAAGTCGGCTCTATTACTTTTCTCAAACGCCGTGTCCCATGACTGAATAACGTATTCACATTCCGGGGGAGAATCATCTTCCCAAATACGCCATTGCTCTCTTTTGACAATCGCGCCCTCTTCCGAGGTGGGATTCTGTTGATACTGAGCTTCCCATTTAGACACCGGGATCTCAGCCTTAATGGCCTCTAACTCTTCCTTCTTCCAAAACCCGGGCCACAACGGCGTTCCTGACGGAAGAATCGCCGGGAACTCAATAACTTCCCAATCATCGGTTCCATCTTTCCCGGAATTCTTAAGAATCTGCCCAGTTAAATCCTTCTTGGCCCACCGGGTCATCACAATGATGATGGCCCCGCCGGGCTGTAACCTCTGCCGAGGACCAGAGGTGTACCACTCATACACCCCGTCATACACCGCAGGATTATTCTGTTTAGCCTCCTGCTCAGAATGCGGATCATCAATGATCAAAATATCCGCACCCTTACCCGTTACAGCACCACCAACACCGATAGCAAAGTAATCACCACCCTGTTTGGTATTCCATCTTCCCGCAGCTTTTGAATCGCTGGACAGTTCAGTGTCAAACACCTTCTTATACGGCTCTGACTGAACCAGATTCCTAACCTTCCTACCAAACCCAACAGCCAGCTCTGCCGTGTGGGCAGTCTGAATAATCTTCTTCTCCGGAAACTTCCCCAAAAACCACGCAGGCAATAAATAACTCGCAAACTCAGACTTGGTATGCCGGGGAGGCATATTAATAATTAACCTCTTTAAACTGCCTGACGCAACCCTCTCAAAGGCATCTGCCATGATCTTATGATGTTTACCAGATATAAACACCGGCCACATCTGCTGCACAAAGAACAAAAACGAATCCCGGCACCTCTCAACCCGGTCCATCTCCAATAGCCGCAAAATCTTCTTCCTCTCGGCCTCCGGAACCTTGTCCACAATAGCCAGATAAGAAGCAATCTCCTTTTGCGACAACAAACTCATAAAGCACTAATCTCCTGCACAGACCTATCCCTAACCCTAATCGATAAAAACTTTCGGGGCTTAGTCTCCAACAAACCCTCTTCCTCCAACCTATGCACAATCCTGTGCATGTTAGACCTAGACCTCATCCCCAAACCCTTCG